AAAGAATATCTTACACAGGCTATCAAACAGCAGTGGGGAGCAAACCTAATCAAGTTTGAAGGTGTGCAACTTCCGGGTGGTGTTACCTTAAATGGTAGACAGTTGTATGATGATGCTACTCAGGAAATGTTGCGGTTAGAAGATAAGCTGCGTAATACATATGAGTTGCCTGTTGACTTTTTTGTAGGATAAGGTATAATGGCAACTAATCTTTACTTTAGTCAATCAGTAAAATCAGAACAAGATTTATACGAAAATATTGTTATCGAATCTCTCAAGATGTATGGACAAGATATATTCTATATGCCTAGAACACTTGTAGCAGAAGATAAAATCTTTGGTGAAGATGTTGCATCTAAGTTTGAAGATGCTTACCAGATTGAAATGTATCTGGAAAACATTGATAACTTTGATGGAGACCAAGAACTCTTTAGTAAGTTTGGTGTAGAAATCAGAGACAGAGCTACACTTCATGTTTCTAGACGTAGATGGCAAGAAGTTGCCTTTGACCATTCATCTTCACAGAGCAGACCAAATGAAGGTGACTTGATCTTCCTTCCATTATCAAATCAAATCTTTGAAATCATGCGAGTGATTGATGATCAACCATTCTATCAGTTATCTAATCTTCCAACATTCCGTATGGAGATTGAACTGTTTGAATACAATGATGAAGACTTTGATACTGACATTGCACAGATTGATCAGATTGAACAGGACTATGCTTACCAGTATATCCTGACTCTATTTGATAGTGCCTATGATAGTGATGCATTACAAATAGGCACAACTATCCAGCAAAGTCTTGCTAACAACGTTACACTCTCTGCTGAGATTGCTAAGTGGAATGATAGTTCTAATGAAATATCACTTGTCCATCTTGGAGCAGATGATGGTAAGTATCATGTCTTTACATCGGGTAGTGTTTCAAACATCTTCTCATCTGGTCTTGGCACCGATAGTGCATCCTACACTGTAATTTCTACCAGAGAAAATAATCAAATTCAAGTAACACAACAAAATGATATCTTTGAAACTGAAGGTGATAATATTATTGACTTTAGTGAAGGTAATCCGTTTGGAGAGGTGACATAAAATGCTAAATCAGCACTTCTACCATGAAAAGATTCGTAAATGCGTAGCTGTATTTGGAACACTATTTAATAATATTTACTTGGTTCGTAAAGACTCTAGTGGTAGTGCTATCAGTCAAATCAAAGTTCCACTAAGTTATTCTCCAAAACAAAAGTATTTGGATCGTATTCGTGAAACAGAAGACATGTCTGATGCTAAATTAGCAATCAAACTCCCTAGAATGGGATTTGAAATGTCGTCTCTTTACTTTGACCCTACTAGACAATTACCAAAGACGAATAACTTTACAGAAACTGTTGTTTCAGATAACAATAAAAAGACTAAGTTCTTTACTGCTGTTCCCTATATTCTAAACTTTCAATTGAATATTCTGGCAAAGACAAATGAAGATGCTGTTCAAATACTTGAGCAGATTATACCTTTCTTCAATCCTACCTTTACTATTACTATGAAACAGTTTAGTGATTATCCTAATATCAAAGAAGATATTCCTATTTCTTTGATTGGCATTTCTTTTAGTGATGATTATGAAGGTTCATTAGAGAACAGAAGAACTATCATATATACATTAGACTTTGAAATCAAAACTAACTTCTATGGTCCGATTGCAGATAGTTCTATCATCCGTAAGGCTATTGTTGACTTCCGTGATCCAGACATTCCAACTGTAGGTTCTTACAGTCTTACAGATTCAGACAACTTGTTTGAACGTATTATTATTGAACCAAACCCGTTGAATGTAAGTCCTGATAGTGACTATGGATTTACTGAAACATTTATTATTCCGGGTGAAGGGGACAGTGTATAATGACTAGTAGTATTGTGCCAAAGAGAGATATTCCTGAGAGTGTTCATTCTAGTTATGATGAAGACCTAGACCTTATTCGTTCTACTCTTAGGTCTCTTCTACACTCAGGTGAAGAAGGTCTGAGAATGGCACAAGACTTGGCAGAAGAGTCTGAACATCCCCGTGCTATTGAAGTCTTGACAGGGATGATTAAACAACAAGCTGATAATGCACATGCACTATTAGCAATGCATAAAAAACACCAAGAGATTAATGTTACTCAAACTAAAGGTAATATTGGTGATGATACCAAATCTCTTACACAAAATGTATTTGTAGGTTCCACAGCAGAGTTACAAAAAATGCTGCGGGGCGATGATAATGAAAAGGTAATTGATAATGTATATGACAGAACTGACCAGAGGAATATTTAAACTCCTTAAAAGACTCATTGGTGAGTCTAGTGTCCTACTAGCAATAATTTATACTTTAGGGCATATTATTATTGCTACAATCTGCAACTGGTTAATTACAGGTGCAGCTATGGAGTTAGCAGCATTAGATGCTATTATTGAACCAATCATTAATGGTTTCTGGTTCTATGCACTTCATAAATTAGCAAAGAGATATTTTAAGAGTGAATGAAACTTACCTCGGTAATGCACAGGTCAAGAAAGATGGTGTGCAGCAGGGATGGTCTAAAGAAGATATCCTAGAATATCAGAAATGTATGACTGACCCTGTATACTTTGCTGAGACTTACGGCAAGGTAATTAACCTTGATGACGGTCTAACACCTTTCAAGATGTATCCTTACCAAAAAGAAATGTTTAAGCATTTTGAAGATAATAGATTTTCTATTGTTCTTGCCTGTAGACAGTCTGGTAAGTCTATCAGTTCGTGTATGTATATTCTTTGGTATGCATTATTTCATCCTGACCAGACTATTGCTGTGTTAGCAAACAAAGGTGCAACTGCTAGAGAAATGCTTTCTCGTATTACTCTTGCACTAGAGAATGTTCCATTCTTTTTACAACCCGGCACTAAAGCACTAAACAAAGGTTCTTTAGAGTTTTCAAATAACTCTCGTATTATTGCAGCTGCTACTTCTGGTTCATCTATTCGTGGTCTGTCTGTAAACCTTTTGTTCCTAGATGAGTTTGCATTTGTAGATGATGCTGCTACCTTCTATACCTCTACCTATCCTGTAGTATCATCCGGTAAAACTTCTAGAGTTATTATTACTTCTACTGCTAATGGTATTGGTAATATTTTCCATAAAATTTATGAGGGGGCATTACAGTCCACAAATGAATTTAAACCCTTCAGAGTGGACTGGTGGGACGTTCCGGGACGTGATGAAGAGTGGAAGAAGCAAACTATATCTAATACCTCAGAGTTACAATTTCAGCAAGAATTTGGAAATACGTTTTTTGGAACAGGTAATACACTTATCTCTGCTGATGCACTAATGAATATGAAGGCTGCATCTCCACTTGCTGATATGGGTGATGTTAAAGTCTATGAAGAACCTAAGAAGAACCATGACTATATTATGACAGTAGATGTTGCTAAAGGTCGTGGACAGGACTATTCTACATTTAATATTATTGATATTTCTACTAATCCTTTTAAGCAAGTTGCTTGTTATAGAAACAATATGATTTCACCTATTCTTTTCCCTGATATTATTCACAAGTGGGCAAAGAGATACAATGAAGCATATGCTATTATTGAATCTAATGATGCAGGTTCTGTAGTTGCTAATGGACTATACTATGATATTGAATATGAAAATGTTCATGTAGAGTCAATGATCAAAGCTGGTGCTATTGGCATGACTATGAATAGAAAAGTCAAACGCATCGGTTGCTCTAACCTAAAAGACTTAGTAGAAGAAAAGAGACTTGAACTTATAGACCTAGACACGATTAGTGAATGTTCTACATTTGAGGCAAGAGGTAATTCTTTTGAAGCATCTGATGGCAACCATGATGACCTAGTAATGAACTTGGTTATGTTTGCATGGTATGTTGGTAGTGAAGCATTTGTCAATCAAACTGATATGACAATAAAACAAATGCTTTATGAGCAGCGCAATAAAGAGATTGAAGACGATATTGTCCCTGTAGGTATCATTGATGATGGTGTAGACAGAGACGAAACAGAAGTAGTTGGAGGTGATGTTTGGACCTCAGAAAGAACAGAAATGTTCTAAGATCAGATATTTATAAATAATATCGTGTTTTGAAACTACCTTATTATGGATAACTTATTATTAATCCAAACGAAAAAGAGGAAGACTCATGGCTTTTTTCACGCCTTCTCTGTCTCCAGCTGTAGTAACCCGTGAGATTGACCTCACAGGGTATGTGCCAAATGTCGGAACCACCACAGGTGTTTTCGCAGGTAACTTCCGTTGGGGTCCAGTAGATGTACCAACATATGTGTTTAATGAAGCAGACCTTGTAGAGAAATTTGCTTCTCCTGACACCAATAATTCAGTGGACTTCCATTCCGCTGCATACTTCTCAAAATATTCTGATCAACTTTTAGTAATTCGTGCCTTAGATAGTGGTTCTTCCACAGCACTTAATGCATACCATGTCGATACTGTTTCCAGTTTTGCCAACGTTGTAGGTTCAACTAGAGACTCCAATGCTCCTGCTATTCTTAACGAAGCAGACTTTGATAATAGACGTGGAACTGTGCTGGATACTGCTTCTACAGGTTTCCACGGGTTCTTAGCAAAGTATCCGGGAACTTTGGGCAACTCTCTTGACATTCAAATCTGCCCATTTAATACTGGTGCAGATTCGGCATTTACGTCTTGGGGACTTGTAAATAGTTTCAACGAAGCTCCTGCTACATCTCCTTTTGCAACAGGCAAAACTGCTACCAACGATGAAGTTCATGTTGCTGTAGTAGATAGAGGTGGCGAGTTTACTGGAACTAAAGGCACTGTTCTTGAAGCATTCCCATTCGTATCTTTGGCATCTAATGCAAAGAATGCAGATGGTTCTACCAACTACATTGCAGATGTAATCAACAATCAGTCGTCCTATGTATGGCTTGCTGATGCTGCTAACATTGACTCTGACTATAGAGTTGCTGGTGCTGGCACAGATGCTGATACAAGCACTGATTTTGCTTTGATTGAAAGCAAGCAGGTAGTGAAGACTGTTACTCTTGCTAATGGTGCAAATGCTCAATCTTTAGGTGCTGGTGCTTATGCTACAGCATTTGATAAAATCGAAGATGCTGATGCATATCAGGTAGACTTCCTAATTGCTCCGGCAGTTAGTGGTGGCACTGATACTGCTCAAAATACAAAAGCAGATACTATCATTACAGACTTGAATAGCATTGCTGCTACAACTCGTAAAGATTGTATCGTAGTTGCCTCTCCACCTAAGCATGCAGTAATCAATACTACAACTCCTGTAGCAGATACTATTGCATTTGCAAATACACTTCCTTCTAGTTCTTACACCTTCTTGGATAACAACTGGTTGAAAGTATTTGACAAGTATAATGACGAATACATCAATATTCCAGCTGCTGCGTCTACTGCTGGTCTGATGGCACAGTCTGACTTTAATACTGCTCCTTGGTTCTCACCAGCTGGTCTGAGAAGAGGACAATACTTTGGTGCTGTAGATATTGCACATTCTCCTGTAAAGGCAGAACGTGACAGACTTTACAGAGCAAACGTAAACCCAATTGCTAACATTCCGGGTTCTGGTATTACTTTGTTTGGTGATAAGACCATGCTTCGTAGACCTTCTGCGTTTGACCGTATTAACGTTCGCCGCTTGTTCCTTACTCTTGAAAGAGCAATCTCCCGTGCTGCTAAGTCTGTTCTCTTTGAATTCAACGATGAATTTACAAGAGCAGAGTTTGTAAACATTGTAGAACCTTTCCTGAGAGAAGTAAAAGGTCGCCGTGGTATCACTGATTTCAGAGTTGTTTGTGACGCAACAAATAACACACCTGAGATTATTGACCGCAACGAATTCATTGCTACTATCTTCATCAAACCTGCTCGTTCTATTAACTACATCACACTTAACTTTGTGGCTGTAAGAACTGGTGTGGACTTTGAAGAAGTAGTTGGTCTGTCATTCTAAACCGCTTAACTAAGGAGATATAAAAGATGGCTATTTTAGGAGTCGATGACTTCAAAGCAAAACTGAAAGGTGGCGGTGCTAGACCTAATCTATTCAAGGCAACGATCAACTTTCCGGGTTACGCAGGGGGTAACGTAGAACTTACCTCGTTTATGTGTCGGGCAGCTCAACTGCCCGGTTCTATCATGTCTGAAATCATTGTGCCTTTCAGGGGTCGTGAACTTAAGATTGCTGGGGACAGAACATTTGATGTTTGGTCACCAACGATTATTAACGACACTGACTTTGATGTAAGAAATGCAATGGAACGTTGGATGAATGGGATTAATGCCCACTCTGACAACAGTGGTCTTACTAACCCTGTAGACTATCAGGCTGACTTGATTGTAGAACAACTAGATAGAGATGGTTCTACACTTAAGACTTACAACTTCCGTGGTTGTTTTCCTACTAACATTGATCCAATTGACCTGTCCTACGATCCAGCGGCAGCTATTGAGGAATTCGGTGTGACTTTCCAAGTCCAGTACTGGGAATCCAACACAACTTCCTAACAGAAGTGCTAAATAGGGGGGAGAATGAACTCTCCCCTATTATTATATTTGGAGACATGTTTTGGCAGACGATAATAGTTTAAAACTCTTTGGGTTTGAAATCTCTAGAGCAAAAAACGAAAAGAAAAAAGAACAACTACCGTCTATTGTACCACCATTAGATGATGATGGCGCAGGATATGTCACTGCGGCCGGAAGCCATTATGGTTCCTATGTTGACTTGACTGGTGAGCAAGCAAAAGACGATAAAGATTTAATTAGACAATACAGAACAGTTGCAATGCACCCTGAAGTAGATGCTGCTATTGAAGATATTGTTAATGAAGTTATTTCAGGTGAAGATGATATTGTTGAACTTAATCTTGATGAAGTAGAAACTACTGATTCTATTAAGAAGCAAATCAAAGAAGAGTTTGATGGTCTCTTAGGTATGCTAGACTTTAAGAACTATGCACATGATATCTTCCGTAGATACTATGTTGATGGTCGTGTCTATCACCACTTAGTAGTAGACCCTAAGTCACCGCAAAGTGGTATTCAAGAAGTTAGACCTATTGATGCTACAAAGATTCGTAAAGTAAAAGAAGTCAAAAAAGAAAAAGACCCTGCTACTGGTGTAGATATTGTTAAAAAAGTTGATGAGTATTTCCTTTACTCTGATACTAACCAAACAAGATTTGCCAGTACTATGAAGGGTGGGACTACTGTAAAGATTTACCCTGATGCTATTAGTTATGTTACTAGTGGTATGCTAGACTCTACTCGTAAGAAAGTTGTATCTTACTTACATAAAGCACTGAAACCTATTAATCAGTTGCGTATGATGGAAGATGCTCTGGTTATCTACAGGTTGTCCCGTGCGCCTGAAAGACGTATTTTCTATATTGATGTAGGTAATATGCCTAGAGGTAAAGCTGAGCAATACCTTAAAGATATTATGACTAGATATAGAAATAAGATGGTCTATGATGCTAACACAGGTGATCTTAAAAATGATTCTAAGCATATGTCTATGCTGGAAGACTTCTGGTTACCAAGACGTGAAGGTGGTAGAGGCACAGAGATTTCTACACTCCCCGGTGGACAGAACTTGGGTGAGATTGATGATATTATTTACTTCCAAAAGAAACTCTATAAAGCACTTAATGTTCCTGTAAGTAGACTTGATCCAGAGCAAGGTGGTGGTGGTATTCTTGGTAGAACTACTGAGATTACTAGAGATGAGTTTAAGTTCCAAAAGTTTGTAGACAGACTGCGTAGAAGATTTGCAGACTTGTTCTATAACATTCTTAAGAAACAACTTCTTCTTAAAGGTATTATTACTGAAGAAGATTGGGATACTTGGAAGAGTGATATTACTGTAGAGTATATTACTGATAACTACTTCACAGAACTTAAAGATGCCGAGATTCTAAGAGAACGTGTAAATATGCTGAGAGACTTAGAACCTTATGTTGGTGTATTTTATTCTAAAGAATGGACTCAAAAGAAAGTATTGATGTTATCTGATGATGACATTAAAACAATGGCAGATCAGATTGATAAAGAAAAGAAATCTGGTGAAATTGAAGAACCAGAACCCGAAGAATAGAATCTTATAAATAATATTACGAAATTTTTATTGAGGCAATTAAATGACTGAAATCGTTGATTTTTTAAATAATGTTACAACAAAGAACTTTGTAGAGGCTGAAAAGCAGTTTGCAGAGTTAGTTAATGATAGACTTACCTCTCGTTTAGATGATGAGAAGGTCCGTGTTGCCAATTATGTTTTTAATAATGTTACTGATGCTGAACTAGAAGATGAAGTAGAATTATCATCCGAACAAGAATATTCAGAAGTAGAAGCAGATGAAGACATTTAAAGAATTTAGTCTCAACATTGCCCCTAAAGGTCATAAGATTGTTAAGGTCTTAGACACTAAGGGTGGTGAAGTCATGATTACTAAGAAAGATAATACTTTCCATATCATGTATGATAACCAGACTGTTGACACTGAAGAGAACGAACGGGAGGCTATGAAGTCTGCCCGAAATTTTGGACAAATGATGAGTAAGGGCAACCTCGGTGGAGCAAGCTCTTCTAAGTTAGGTGGCAAAAGAATTGGTCAAGGTGGAATTTTCAAATGAAACTGATTACAGAACATACAGAAAATGTTGAATACATTATCGAAGCCAAAGAAGGCGGTGGTAAGAATTATGTAATCGAAGGTATTTTTGCCCAAGCTGAACAAAAGAACCGAAATGGTAGAATTTATCCAAGAGCAATCTTGGAGAATGCAGTTTCTAAGTATGATACAGAACAGGTGCGCACACAACGTGCAGTAGGTGAGTTAAATCATCCAGCTGGTCCTATCATTAACTTAGATAAAGTATCCCATCGTATCACCGAACTCAAGTGGAACGGTAATGATGTGATGGGTAAAGCGCTTATTCTTGACACACCTAATGGACAGATTGTTAAAGGTCTCTTAGATGGTGGAGTTAAGCTAGGTGTTTCGACTCGTGGTATGGGAACTCTTGAGCAGAGAAATGGTGTGAACATGGTCGGTAAAGACTTTGTTCTTAGCACTGTAGACATCGTGCAAGACCCTTCTGCACCGTCAGCTTTCGTTGATGGGATTATGGAAGGTGTAGAGTGGATTTGGAACAATGGTGTTCTGGAAGCTCAAGAACTTGAAAAAATTGAGACTGAAATTAATAATGCTTCTAGGTCTGACCGTTCTGCGGTTGAGATTCGGGAGTTTAAAAATTTCCTCTCTAAGATTAATCTTTAATAGGAGATAGAAATGTCCGATCAAGAAATGTATGAAGACATTGAATCTGTTGAAGAGATTATTGAGGAAGAAACTTCCGAAGAATCTGTAGAAGCAGAAGAAGTGTCTGAAGCAAAAGATGGAGTAGAAACTCCAGCGGCTGCTATCGCTTCTGTTGGAGCTGCTGGTAAAGCAGTCAAAGGCAAAGCATCTGTTCCCGGTGGGGAAGCAAACAAGGGTGACCAAGTTGCTGACAAAATGCCCGGAACAAAAGCAGGCATGATCAATGCTATGTATGGTGAAATGAGTAAGATGAAGAAGACTGATCTTCAGGCATCTTACGGCAAAATGATGAATGCCATGAAAATGAAAGAAGATGTAGACGCAGAAGATGTTGATACAGATGAAATTCATGAAAAAGTTGCAGCAGTAAATGTTGATGTAACTGCTGACATGAATGCTCTGGTAGAATCTGAAGCAACTCTCTCTGAAACCTTTAAAGACAAAGCAGCAGTTATCGTAGAAGCTGCGGTTAAGTCTAAGGTGTCTGAGGAAGTATCTCGCATCGAATCTGAACTTCAGGAAGAATTTGACGAAGAACTCAAAACCACCCGTGAGGAAATGGTAGAGCAAATCGACGGATACTTGAACTACGTTGTAGAAAAGTTTATGGAAGAGAACAAACTCGCTATCGAGAATGGTCTCCGCACTGAACTTGCAGAAGACTTCATGACTGGTCTTAAGAACCTGTTCACTGAGTCTTATGTAGACGTACCAGAGTCCAAAGTTGATTTGGTTGATGAGCTTGGCACTCAGGTTCGTGAACTTGAAGAGAAGTTGAACGAAACCACAGAATCCTCTATCCATATGTCCGGTGAACTGGAAGAACTCAAGCGTGATGCAATCATTCGTGAGCATTCCCGTGATCTTGCTGAGACACAGGTAGAGAAGTTGAAAACTCTAGCAGAAGATATTGATTTTGAAGATGATGAAACTTTCGCAATGAAAGTATCTACCATCAAAGAATCTTACTTCACAAAGAAAACTCCATCTGTTGTAGGTGAAGAAATGATTGACGAATCTGTAGATGAGGAAGAAATTCCTGCTTCTATGGCTCGTTACGTTACTGCACTGAGACAGACACATAAACCACAATAATTAAGAAGGTGTATCAATTATGAATCCTACCGTATCTTACGATAAACTCGTAAATAAGTGGGCTCCAGTACTTAACGAAGAAACTGCTGGTCCTATTTCCGACAATCACCGTAGACAAGTTACTGCGGCGATCCTTGAAAACCAAGAACGTGCTATGCGTGAAGACGCAGCTCAAGGTGCTTTTGGCATGGTAAACGAAGCAGGTACTGTTTCTGCTGATGGTGGTGGTGCTTCCACTTCCGGTTTCGATCCAGTATTGATTTCTCTGGTTCGTCGTGCTATGCCTAACCTGATTGCATACGATGTATGTGGTGTGCAGCCAATGACTGGTCCTACTGGTCTCATCTTTGCGATGAAGTCCAAGTACAAGACTGCTGCTGGTGGTAAAGCTGGCAAGAATTCCGGTGACGAAGCATTTGGTGCTGCGGGTGACGGAACTGATGAAGCAGCAACTGGTTTCTCCGGCGACTCTGAAGCTCAGACCACTGACCCAATGGGTCCGTGGGCAGATTCTGCATTCTCTGGCGACTCTAATGTAGATGATGCTGATCGTGGTACTAGCGTTATCGGTACTGGAACTTCTACAGCAGACGCCGAACTTCTTGGAAGCTCTTCTGCAAACCAGCGTTTCGGTGAGATGGGTTTCTCCATTGAAAAGCAAACTGTAACTGCTAAGTCCCGTGCACTCAAAGCTGAGTACACAATGGAACTGGCACAAGACCTGAAAGCAATTCATGGTCTGGATGCTGAGACAGAACTCGCAAACATTCTGTCTGCTGAAATCCTTGCAGAAATCAACCGTGAAGTTATCCGTACTATCAATGCTCATGCAAAGACTGGTGCGCAAGGTGTAGTTGGTTCTACTTCTACAAAAGGTATCTTTGACCTTAACGTAGATGCTGATGGTCGTTGGTCTGTAGAGAAGTTCAAGGGACTTATCTTCCAACTTGAGCGTGAAGCAAACCAGATTGCTAAAGAGACCCGTCGTGGACGTGGTAACTTCATCATCTGTTCTTCCGATGTAGCATCTGCAATGGCTGCTGCGGGTATGTTGGACTACACTCCTGCACTGTCTACTAACCTTAACGTAGATGACACAGGCAACACATTTGCTGGTGTACTCAACGGTAAGATGAAAGTATACATTGACCCATATGCAACTACTGACTATGTAACTGTTGGTTACAAGGGTGCTAACGCATATGATGCTGGTGTATTCTACTGTCCATACGTTCCGCTGACTATGGTTCGTGCAATTGGTGAGAATTCCTTCCAGCCAAAGATTGGTTTCAAGACCCGTTACGGCATGGTATCGAACCCATTCGTTGACGTTGATAACGCTGCTGGTCGTTCTGGTTTGGCTGCTGTTAAGACCAACCAATACTACCGTATTTTCCGTGTAGACAACATCTTGGCATAAGTCTAATATAACAATAATAATGTCAATATAAATACT